GTGGAATCGCTCGGCAGCGCGGGCAGCGTCGCCGAAACCACGTCCGTAAAGTAGTCGGTGCCCGGTACGCGGGTGAAGTTGGCCGTCGTATCGGCGCTGATGGCGGACAGAATCACCCATACCGTATCGTTTGCCGCTGCGCCTTGTGTCGCGTAGTTAATGGCAGCAGCACCCTGCACAACGCGGTGGCCCTCATTTGTATACCCGGTTGTCGCAAAGGCGGCGCTGATCATACCCGCTGCCGTGGCATGCGTGCCGCCACTAATCACAAGCCCATTGGGTATGACAGCAAATTCGGTCAACCGGTCAGCTTCTTCTTCCTGCAAGAAGGTTCGCAGGTTGGAGAAGAACAATGCCGTTGGCTGATTCGAGGCATCAATGGGCAGCGTATTCACCGGCTCATTTGGCATGCATCTATCCCTTCAGCCCGTTCAGATTGGCCACACCACACCAGCTCTCCGCAGGTACGACCCCTTGACGAGGCTCTTCATCTGTGATAGAGATGTCATACACCGCCGACGCCAGGGCTTGATGCAGCAACGCGCCCAGCAGCTCGACCAGTTTCTCATTGTTGCGCAGGTCATGCTCCCCCGCCGTAAATAACAACCAGTGCACCAGCTCATGACAGAATGTCCGCTCAATCTGGTCTTGCGGCCGATTGACACCGTGGGTATTCCGCTGTATCACAATGCGATTCTTGCGGTACAGCGCCAGGCCGGTCGCGTCGTCGTTCTCGATCACCTCGTCGGACCACTCAACGGTAATGCGCTGCCCCAACAGGAAAAACGAGGCCGGAATACGCATGGGCATCGGTCACTCCTCCCCTGTCTGGGCACCGTTCTGGGTCACCATGGTCCGCACGGCGTGCACAAAGGCCGGGTCAAGCTGGCCGGTGTCTTGGTACTGCTGCGCACCCGCCTGCAAGCGTTGTAATTGCTGCTGCGCCTCGGCCTGCTGGACCTGCCTGAGTTGCTGTTCAAAAGCGGCGAGCTGCGCCTGAATCGCCATGAACCGCACCTGCGTCTGCAACAGGGCCACTTCTTCCGGGTAAATCTCCTCAAACCCGCGCTGGTCAAAGAGGGTCCACAGCCGCTTGAGCATCAAACGCATCCCGAGTGGGTAGTCCTGAATGGCCGGCGCGGTGAGCTGCGTCAGCGACAGCACGACCTGGCGGTCAAACTGCTCTTCCGGGTTCACTTCAATGCGGATGTCATAGAAGCCCGACAGGGCCTCTCGGGAGATGGGCAACGCCACGAGGCGCGGAGGAGTCGAACGCGACGCGGCGGCCTCTTGCCGGGCAAACAGCCGGTCCCACACCTGCGACGAGGGCTCGGCCGCCTCCACCCCACTCGTCGGCTCACCGACGTTGACATAGGTGTCGTCCGGCAGAATGTCCTGCCAGAGCCGAAAACTGAACGACAGGAGTTGCCCAAACTGATGCGCCGCGCCGCGCACCAGCATGCCATAACTCTTGCGGCTCTCTCCGAGGAGCGCCAGCGTTGCGGCGGCGGTGCGCGGCGCGGTTGACGACTGACCCTGTCGGCCCAGGTTAAAATCCGTCACCTGCGTGTCGCGCTCGACATTGGCCTGCATGAGCGCAATCTGCTCAGCAAAGTGCCGGTTGAGCGACCGCGTCGGCGCAAACTGCACGCCGGACACGTCGTCGATGGGCACTGTGGCGCCCGGACGCACCGTGCGCAGGTCTGGAAGCTCGCCCGTGAGAAACGTATTAACAAAGACAAACGGAAGCATCGCTACGTCGCCATAGTTAACGAGCTGCTCATGCAGGCGGTTGATCAGATCTTGCATGGACTCCAGGCGGTCGGGCACATTGAGCCCGCGCCATTGCCGCGACTGCGACCAGAACGTCACCGCAAAAAACGGCCGACGCGGTCGGTCGTCCTGCGGAAAGACGTCGCGTAGGCGCCGCACCCCGGCAATCCGCCCGTGGTTCTCGGACGTATTGTGGGACGTCCCCTGTATCTGCGCATCCGGGAACACCGAAACAATCACATCCTCATCCAGCCCATCGTCCTCCATCGCAAACCGCTCATAGGACTCCAGAAACGGGATCGACTCAGGCCGAAACTCCACGACGCGCTCGCCTTCCCGCTCCAGCTCGACCCGCTTGCGGTCGGTAAGCACCTGCGAGTCCCCGAGCTGGTCATACGCGGGCGTATCAAAACCACGCGCCCGCATACGCAGCAGGTCGTCACTGGTCAAAAAGAACTCCTGCGCGACAAAGCGACACTCCGGGTACTGCAACCCCTCGGCGTCCGGGGCCACCAGCAACATCCCCAGGTCCAGCGCATCCATGCGCACCTGGCGACGGAGGAACCGCCTCACGTCGCTCGACGGCGCCGGCCAGGGCGGCTCCCAGGCCATGACCTTGCACACCCCCACGGAGTCGAGCAGGGCATCCAGGAGCAGGCTGGAGGTCAGACGGGGCCAATCCACCGTGCTGGCGAGCGCCCAGGCCATGAACCGCGTGATCAGCTCCGCCGCTGGCGCATCCTCATCCCCAAACGGCACCGCCTGAACTTGGCGCGGATTCGCAAAGAGGGCCTGCCACACCTCGGCGTGCAGGCGCTCCAGCACACTCCGCGTCGTCGGGACAAACAGGCGCACCGCTTCTGGCCACGGACCTGGCGGGCGCAGCGTCGGGTCGGCGAGATACCGCCGATACCGCTCGGCATGACGGAGTGGAAAATCCGCCCGAGCCTCCAACGCCTCATCGCGGTGCCGCATCACCTGCTCAAGGAGGTTCCGCTCCTGCACCGCCGAGAGCTTGAGAAAGTTCTGTTGTGGCGGCATCTCCTACGCTCCCGTGCGACTGGTCCCGACATAGCCGGGCACATAGCTCATATGACGCGGCGCTGCGGGGCGCTGCGGCCGCACCGTTCGGCTCTGCGTGTCGGTCTTGCGCAGGAGCACGGCACACAGATGGGCGAAGGCATCCCCCAGGTGGTCCCACTTGCTGTGTTTGACGGGTTGCCCCTGATGGCGCACGTGCCCCTGGGCATCGGTCGGATAATGCCAGCCCCCGTCCAGCGCCCGCACCAGAAGGGCGGCACCCTGCGGATTGACTCGCACCCATGGCAGACCGCCCGGCGTGCGGGTCAGGGCGTCGCGCAGCGCATCTCTGCGGGCCGACCACGAGACCGGCCCGGCCCGGTATGCTGCGGCCCCCAGGAGCCGCACAATCATCCGCAGCGCCGACTCCTCCGAATCCGACTGCTCCCGCTCGCGGGCTTCCGGCCCCCCGCAGTACCACCACTGACTGACCGGCTGCTGGCTCAGCCAGGGCTGCACATCCTGCTGCACCAGTTGCTTCGTCCCGGCATTGTCTCGGGTCCAGGCCCGATGAATGCAGAGATTGCCCTGGGGCGACACCTGCGCGGCGATGCAGGTCGCGTTCAGCCCAAAGTCAAAGGCCAGCATCATGGGTGTCTGGGGGAACACCTGAATCCCCGGCGCCAGGTGGCTGCCGTTAAACTCCGGCGTGACGCGCTCACCCACCTGGGCATACCCCAGACGACCCTCCACCAGCCGAGCAAACAGGTCCGTGCGGCCCGTGGCCAGGAGAATTTGCCGGTTGCGCTCGACATACCCCGGCGTCTCGCGCTCGGCGGCGTTCTCGCCCGGCGGCATCATGAAGACCTGACTGTTCGCCCGCAGCGCGTCGCGCTCGCGGACCTGCTCGACGCTCATTTCTAGCTCGTACTCCCCAGCCGCCTCATACCCCGGCAGGTGCCAGAGCTGGGCCGTCCAGTGGTCGGCACTCGGCGGGTTGAGGGTGAGCTGGACAGTTGGGGCGGGGGAGGCACGCAGGCACGTCACCGCTGTCGCCAGCACCGACTCGGCCACACCTGACGTAATAAACTCGGTATTGGTCGCCAGCGGACAGGGCTCCTCAATCCACACCCCGCCGCTCGCCTCGTAGGACTGGAACCGATCATGGTCCGCCGGGGAGTTCACGCCAAAAAAGTCAAAGCGTATTACGGCCCGATTTTTCACATACACGGTGCACGATTCCGGCTCTTCGGGCTTGCCACGCCAGCGTGCGTAGGGTTCCGGGAACCACCGCTTAATGGTTCGCGCCACGGTCAGGCCAATATTTTTGCGGGTGTCGCGCACGCAGGCCCAGGAGAGGGGGTGATACTTCGGATCGGCCGCCTGGGCGCGCAGGAGGGTGCGCATCACGGCGGCGCTGGTCTTCCCTGCCCCTCTCGGGCCGCAGAGGACGTTATAGAAGGATGGCGAGGTGAGAAAGCGACTGACGGTTGGTGAGGCAACAAAATCAATGGAAATCGACGCCATAGCTGCTCCGGCGTGCAGCCCGCCCGCGAGGAGCACGAACGAAGGCAGGCTGCACTTCTCGGCGGGGAAGACGATACGACATGCTGAGCATACTACGCCAGCCGGGAAAAACGCAAGGGAAAAGGTCAGGGTCCTTTTTTGGGACGAAAATTCCCAAAAACGGCGGGCTGGATCTCCCTCCCAGGCGGGTAGGGTCCTTTTTTGGGACGAAAATTCCCAAAACGGCGGGCTGGATCTCCCTCCCAGGCAGGTAGGGTCCTTTTTTGGGACAAAAAGGGCGACGGCGGGGGGGTGGAGACGGGAGCAGTAGCTCTGGCTTAAGACGGTCCCTTCCGAGACTGCCCGGTACCCTCGCTAACTGACCGGTCAGCCGTCCAGACTCTTCCATCTCGTTCCCTAGCTGCCGCGTCTGCCCACACCACGAAGCGGTCACGTCGATAAATTGCGCTCTAATACTATATAAATCCGCGCATTATGACCATTTTGACGTAAACAGGCGATACGGTTCATGGTCGATCAAACCCTCGTGTAGGGCATCAAACCCTCGTATAGGGCATTCTGATGCGTCCAGGCGTGCAAGTGGTGCGAGCTTCTTGTACACCTCGGTGACCTGGGGATCCGCAACCCGGTAACCTGGGGATCCGCAACCCGGTAACCTGGGGATCCGCAACCCGGTGACCTGGGGATCCGCAACCCGGTAACCTGGGGATCCGCAACCCGGTAACCTGGGGATCCGCAACCCGGTGACCTGGGGATCCGCGACCCGGTGACCTGGGGATCCGCGACCCGGTGACCTGGGGATCCGCAACCTTATTTTTTACTTGACATTCATCCCTCTAGGACGCATATTATATATATGTAAGATGTAGACCATTAACCTACCTGACTTTTTTTTTGAGGAGCACACCATGAGCGGGATAGACTACGGCCTAGGTCGCACAAACATCGACCGCAACGGCATACGCTACGGAGTAATCAACATGCACAGCATAGCACCAGACATGCTCGACGCTCTCGAAGCAGACTATGGCGAGCCAACATGCCCGACCTGTGGGGAATTGGCCGACGACTATGACGAGGACCACCACGACAGCTACGAGATCCTCAGCGGCAAGTGGGCAGAGTATGCGTGCCTCAAATGCCAATGCGCCTTTGACACATCAGAGGCGCTACCCGAACAACCGCTGCGGCTGTATTACGTCGATGACAACTACGCCATCGAGTCGTGCTTGGATAGTGACCTCATCATCACCAAGTCCCCATTCTACACGCTGGCGGCATTTTGCTCGCCATGCGTGCCAGGTGCGGGGAGCCTTGACAGCCCAACTCCCGATGGAATCAGGACTTACTGTCTTGGGCCGGAGTGGTTCGAGCCGGCTCAAGCACCCTATCCCATCTACGTCGTCACACCCCAGCCGATGTGCGAGGAATGTGGGCAGGAGATGCCGCACGACGCCCATGTCCGCCTGATTCAGCTAGGGGATATGTATCGGGAATGGTGCCCGCAGTGTGTTGACAATCTGCTCTAAATCCGCGCATTCCGACCGGCCAGGGCCTCTCTCGACGATCATGTATCCCCTGGCCGGCGCGGACCTACACAAGGCCTCAAAAGGAGCGAGATATGCAGATCTTCAACCGCGACGGATCCCTCCTCAATGAGGATACTACCCTCACACTGAGGGAATATCTCGAAATCGCGAGTTCCGGCATCAGTTTGGCCGGCGCGGATCTGCACCAGACAGATCTGCGTTACGCCGATCTGCGTTACGCCGATCTGCGATACGCCGATATGACTAACGCAGACCTGCGCTGTGCCGATCTCACCGGAGCAAACCTGCGCCGTGCCACGTTGGCCGGCGCGGATCTAGCCAATGTAAGCCTGCGCCAAGCCGATATGACTGACGCGGACCTGCGCCGTGCCACGCTGGCCGGCGCGGATCTGGCTAATGCGGACCTGACCGACGCCGATCTTACC